AGTTGTCTTCGATAGCTTCTTCAGTCAAGCTGAAGCCCAAAGCAATGGTTTCGTGGTTGTATCGAGCAGTCCAAGCTTCCTGTGCGTTGTCATAGGCGATGGCAGAACCTTCAGCCTTGACTGGTGCAGCAGAGAAACCAGACAGTTTCGTTTCTTCTTCGAATGAACGCTCAGAGGTTTCTGTTTCGTAAATCTCTTTGTGTTCTTCGCCGTAACGAGCATACTCTAAGCCGAACAATGCGTTCAAACCGGGGAGAAGCTCTTTAAGTAGCTGTGCGCGTGAAATAGCCATTATTAGCTCCTAATTAAGCGGTTTGAGTAGCTGTATTTTGGTAATACTCATGTACACCGTGGTTCCACTTGAGTAGAACTTCTGGATACTGGGTAAATACCAAAGTTGAGCTTGCTGGGATGGTAGCAGCGGTAGATGCAACACCACCTGCGTTAACAGTGCCGTACTGGGCATTGAGAACAACAGAAGTAGCACCAGCAGTAGCAGCCGTGCTGACATACGAGCCTGTACCAACATACTGACCGTTCGAAGCTAAGAAGCCCACTTCCGTGCCAACTGGCAAGGCTTGTGGCAGGGCGCTTACGGTAAGCGTTGTTGTACCGCTTGTGTAAGTTGCTGTACCAAGGTTAACTGCGGTATCACGAACGATATCAACAATTCTCCAAGGAAGAGCAGCGGTCGTAGCAGCGGAAGACGACAACACAGCGTTGTAAGAATCGCCAGTGTTAGCGTTACCTGCTAAGTCTGAAGCAGCAATGTTCAAACCGATCATTGAGGTAGCTACTGAACCAATGGTGCTGCCGCCCTGCGAGGTCACAACAGCCGACTTGAAGACGGTGTCAGGATCATCAGTAACGATAGCAACAGCGTCTCCAGCCAGAGTCGATGCGGACCAGTACTGGCTGAAACGCTTCTGCTTGGTGACGGGGTCAGTGTAAGAACAGCCCAAGAAAATACCAGTCAAACCATAACCAACTGCGCCGGTCGAAGCCGAACCGCCAGTGGTCAGAGTGATACGGGTAACAAAACCACGAGTAATTGCAACAACATCACCGTAAAAAATATTAGTGCCGTAGCCATACTGGATAGGTAGGTTACGTGTCGAGCCTGCAAAGACTTGACCACCAATAAGATTTAGCGGCTTAAAACCATAAGGACCCGGAACGATTGGGTAAGCCATTTTAAATCTCCATTAATTTAGGAACGTTTTCCAAAGCTAACGGTTGAACGACGCTCATTAAATAGCGGCATTCTTGGATCGCTTTGGCGCATTAAATTACTGTCCACCGCCTCGATCTGCTTAAAGTTTACGTTAGAATAATATTGTTTCTGCTGTTCAACAAATTCAGAAGGAGTCTTGCAGAGCAATAACCCGCCGATTTCGATATTGTCTTTAAAGCGACTATTCGGATCGGCTAGCAGTTTAAACTTGGGTTGTTCTTCTAGCGTTACAGGTTCCCAACCCTCTCTAAACCTTGAAGAGACGTTGCGTGGGTCGGCATTGTTTAGCATAGAAACACGAATCCAACGATAGTCATACCCAGCTTGTTTGTCTGGCTCGGGGAGAAGTTCCGGTGGCATCCACTGCTTTGGACGCTCTATCATTTCTCGGGTTTGCATATCACGGGTGATCTTTTCAGCCATTTTAGTTCTCCAGTTTAAGCACTTCTCGTGCGTATTGTTCATCGGTAATTCCCAGCTTTTTTGCTATAGAGCGCTGAGATTCTTTTAACTTAATCCGTTTGGAGGATGTCGTTCTATTTGCCGGTGCTACGACAGAAGGTGCTTTACGAGGTTTTTCCTCTGGTTCTGGTTCTCCAAAATGTTCTGGAAATCGCTTACGCATCGTCTTGTCCAATGCGTTGTAATACTCATCAGACCCAATAATCACTCCAGTGCGTTTTAGTTTTTCATGTAAACCTAGCGCAGATGCAGTCATTTCTTCGTCTTGACCAAACCAAGGGTTTTGCTGTTGCCAGCGCATTACTCGATTATCAGGACGTTGTACTTGGACCTGTTGTTGAGGTTGTACTTCAAACTTTTCTTCCTGTAAAGGGGGTAATTTGAAATTAGTTACCTTTTCCAACTGCATGGTTGCTTTGGTAATAAGCTCTTGAGCTTCCATTTGCTTATCAATATCGCCCGTATCATAGGCTTCTCGATAGGCTTTTTTAGCCATTTCAAGTTGTAATTCAGTTGAATTCTTTACTGCCGCAACATATTCCTTTTCTCCCGAAGAAAGCATGGATTTAATGCGTTTATTCTCTTCAAAAAGGCGTTTTGCTGCCTCTATTGCTTCTTGTCTTTCACGCAAAGCAGACTCTTTTTCTCTGCGTTCATCGTGATAGACTTTTTTAGCCTGTTTAAACTTCTCTCGAACGTCGTTTGAGTAGTTTTCAAGCTCTTCTTTGTCCAGTTTTTCGACAATTTCCTTGGGCATTGGTTGACGATTACGGTCATCTGGGGGTGTATCGTCTTCAATTTCAATTTCTATCTTGTCATCGTCAGCCTCAAGGCTAATATCCACCTTGTTGTCGTCGATTTCATCGGGAAATTTGAATCCCGGCTTATCAAATTCAGGCATTTTCTATCTCCTATTTGCGGGAAATACCACGGGGATCGTCTACCGTACCCTCTACATTGTCATCGTAGATAATCCGAAACTCACGACCGTGAATTAACAGTCTTGAACCTGCGTGTGGGCGAACCAAAACGAAATCGCCTTCTTTGCACCAAGGACCAGAAGGAAATTTTTCTTTATCTTGGTAGCAATCTGGACCCATCTTGACCACAAAAAGAATGGTAGTCAGCATTTCTTCACGCTTAACCATTTCTTCTGGTTTGATAAGACCACTATCGAACTCCTTTTCCGTTTCTGGAATCGCACAGAGCATTTTGTAGCCTGATGGGCGGGGAAGTTGGCTGGCTTTTTCTTCTGGCGTAGCTTCTGAACTGTATACGCCTACTACTTGAGGGCTATCGGGATTTGAGCCGATAAGGATTTCACTCATCCGAGTTCTCCATTGCGTGTTTAAGGTCAAAGATATCTCTACGCACAAAGAGCAGACCTTTGATTACTCCGCACGTATTTTGGTATTCGTCGAAGTTTTTGGCTTCGCCTGTACCTAAACTTTCCTTTAAATCATCTACTCGTTCATTAATCTTTTTCAGGATTATTTCCAGTTCGTTCATCAGCTTCTCTCTGTAACTTGGCGTTCAATTGGGTTTTGAGTCCATCCGCCAATATCTGCTTGTCTTGCGATTGTTTTTGAACCCGCAATTGGTTTTCGTGCTTAATGAAATCTAGTCCGCCTTGAATAAGGTTTTGTTTTTTCTGGACATGTAGTTTGGCTAATGAATCCGCAGCGGTTAAAGATTGTTGATGCTGGGCTGTTTGAGCCTGAGCAGCAATACGTTCTTTTTCAACTTGAATCTGAGCGGCTTTGAGCTGGGCATCAGTCATGTCCTTCTGTTGCTTACGCTTGAGGTCACCGGCTTTAAGCTGAAGTTCTTGTTGCTGCATTTGAACCAATGGGTCTTGAGCCTGTTGCTGCGCTTGTTGTTGCGCTGCTTGGGCTTGGTTGCTTTGCAACAGTCTTTGTGCAGCCATTGCCAACATCGGAGCAAGCCTTGCCTCGACCTCTGGGTCCATATGCTGCTCGTCTCCCTGCTCGTCGAACTGAGGAGGAAGGTTTATGCCAAGCTGCTTCTCTATCTCCACTCTATAGGCAAAACCTAAGTGTTCATTAATATGCGCTTGCATTGCAGACTGAAGGGCTTGTGCTTGCGGGCTTTGTCCCAGCAAACCAACAATCTTCGGGTCTTGCATTGCGCTCATATGAACAGTGATATGCGCTTGGTGATCTTGGTAAGCAAAAGCCTTGACCGGTTTTTGCATCAGAATGTTTTGGTTTTCTGATACAGGGTCTTGTGGCTTTTGATCTTCTGCCATTGGAACGAGTTTCTGTGCTTCTTTAATACCCAGAACATCTAACATCTGGCGATGTAATAACGGCATGTTATAGAACTGCGGTGATGTTTGAGCAAGCTGAAGCACAGCTTGGTACTGAACAATCTTCTGAGCCATCGTTGATGCATTGGGATCGGAGACCGGAATGACATCAACCATGTGGTAGTCAGACTTTTTAGCCTTACGACTACCTGACTCTGGCTCGTACTCATAATCATCGGGGGCGTTGTCCGCAATGATGTTTTTGAGTAACTTAAGCTCTTGCTTTAACGAAAAGTGAATGCGAGCTTGGACAGCACTCATCACCTTTAGGGTGCGTTCTAGAATTGCCAGTGTTGTGCCTACCGGGGCTTGGCTGGACATATCAGAGACTTGAAGATCAGCCGTGTTGGCAAAGCGTCTTCCGTCTTCCACAATCTGATTAAGCAGAGCCATCAGAACCTGACTTGGTTCCTTGTAGGGCAATGGCATGATATTGTCTTTCATTGTGCCGGAGGCAACATCTACATCCCTGAATTCGCCGGGGGCAATTGGTGTGTCGTCACCCTTGACTCGCAGACCACGTGTTTTAAATCCGCCCGGTAGATTTGATAGAGTCCCAGCATCAACCAGCTGACGAATAAGAGAAGTGCCAGATTTAGCAAAAGCACCAATAAGGTGAATAAGCCCGAAATGATAAAACCCAAAACCCGGAATATATCCGTAATGAACAAAATGCTGGCGCTTAGCAAACTTTTTATCATCGGGTTTCCAGTTACGGCGGATGGCTAAAACCTTGTTGTTGGTCTTTTCGATCGTGACCACGTAAGGCAAGGCAATACCTGTTTCCTCGTCACCATCTTTGTGTTCAAAACCGGGAAGGTCAAGGTTGACGTGCATTTCAAGAATCTTGTACCGGTCATCCGATACTGCACGAAAACCCAGTTTCTCGGCAATTTTCTTTTCAACTTCGTCCAGCACACCACTTGGGTCGCCCAGATCAACATCCCGGTATAGACCTGAGTGCATCAGCTTTCTCAGATCATTCTCTGACTTCCTCATGACATGGGTAATGCGGTCCGCTGATTCCAGATTGGTTGCACCGTAAGGAACAATAACATCCTCTGCTGGGACAAACAAAGCTACCTGACGACCCATGGTTGGGTCTTCATAAACCTTACGGAATGCGTTTCCTGATAATCCTAGACCCCAGATCAATCGCTCCGTCTCCGGGCGATACTCAGGCATCGCTTCAGTCAATTCATAGTTCATGTCATCCTGAACTCGAATCGAAGCATCTTTAATTTCTTGTGTTTCTTTACCGATAATCTTAGTTTTGACCGGTCCCATGGCTGGAAATATCGACATGATGGTCTCGGCTTGGAACTTAACCAAAGCTTCAGCCAACAGGGGATGGTAAATACCGCAAGCGCCTTCCCATGGCTCTGAGCGCTCTTCGATTTTTAAACCGAGCAACTCAAGACCATCGACATAGGTTTGAATCCAATCTTTACGAGATGCGACATCAGATTCAAAATCCTCGACCAGCTCTCCAGCAAGAAGCGATAACTCCTGCTCATTCATGTACTCAGCAAGGTTTTCGCCGAACTCATCTTCAGCGGGTTCAATATCTATTTCGACATCGCCCATACCAATGTGGACCGCTTCGGGGTCTTCAATTTCTATTTCAATAGGTACTTCATCTAAGCCTAGTTGATCTAAACCTTCAGGTGCTTGGTATAGTGCTTTGTCAATTGCCATGATGATCCTCAGTAGTACGCCGTTTTGCGTTTAAACATGGGTTCATCTGGCTCGTCAGAGTCCAGTCGAATAAACCCGCCCTGTCTAAATCGGAGCAATGCCTGACTGGTCGAGTCAACAAGGTCATCATGGTCCCCATTTGGAAATGATGCGCATTCTTCCATCACTTCTTCTGCCCACCGGGTATCTGGACACCATACAAACCCTGACGCAAACAAATCAGATATTGCGTTTACACGGGCTATCTTATCACTCCCCTTGTTCGGCGTATACTCCTGAAGCGGGATTCCTATCTGCCTTAGCTCATATATCAACGGCGCTCCTGCGGCTTTCTTTTCAATAATCAGACTATCTGGGTTCCATTCCCTATACATGTCAAACGCCTTGCGCTTTAACTCTGGGAATTCCATCCTTTCCTTAAATGCGTCTAGCAGGATAACATTCGGCACTTCCCGCCCATCAGCGTTTGTTTTGTAAAACACACCCCAAGTGGTACAGGCTGAGTAGTCCGCCCGGCTATTCTTTTCGAATGCGGTATCCCATGATTGGATAATGTACTCACAATAAGGGGACTGTTCATGCTCCCAGATTTTCCACATCTCCCGCTTAATGATTGCGCCTTCTTCTGATGTCGGATTCTGTTGATACTGGGCTTCCCATTTACTTACAGGAATTTCAGCTTTAATCGCTTCAAGCTCTCGCTTAGACCAAAACTCTTCCCATAAGGGATTACCCGATGGTAACAAAGCAGGAAACTCAATGACCTCCCATTCATCGCCTTCCCGTTTTAAGGAGTTGTTTAGTATCTGTCCGGTTAGGTCTCTCTTTGACCAACGGGTCATCACAATAATGATTGCTCCGCCCGGCTGGAGACGCTGACGAGGACCAGAGGAATACCATTCATACACCCGGTCATAGACCTCCGGGTTGCCTTGCATGGCTTCCTGTTCAGAATGCGGGTCATCAATAATCAGGACATCCGCACCCTTACCCGTCACCGCACCGCCCACACCGATAGCGAAGTAGTCACCACCTGCGTGGGTATTCCATCGACCTGCGGCTTTTGAGTCCGTTGATAGCTTTGTCTTAAAAACCTCTTGATAGTCCGGGGTGTTAACTAGGTTACGCACCTTACGACCAAACCCAGTAGCTAACTCAGCAGTGTGGGCTGTCTGAATAATCTTTTTTTCCGGGAATTTACCCAGAAACCATGCCGGGAATAAATAAGATGCGAATTCTGACTTAGTGTGCCGGGGAGGCATGTTAATGATTAATCTCTTTAACTCACCAGACGCTACCCGTTCAAATGCGTCAGCCATGATCTTGTGATGTCTTCCGGGGATAAATGCAGACCACATGTGGTTTACAAACGGTAGAAACCCATCCCGGCATCTTTCAATCTTGTCAGCCTTCAGGAGTTGCCTGATCTTTTCAATGTCAGGAGAGCCTGCTGGGAGAATCTCCATCAGCTTGATGTACTTCTCAACTTCTTCCCGGGTTAACAAGCTCACATATTCACCATTTCTTTGTAGGTCCTGTCGATCGTCTCAAGCGATCGAGTCATGTGCGGTTTAACTTTAATAAACCCTTCCCTGCGTAGCTGGTGGATTATCCGGTGGATATTGGACTTACTCCTCAACCCCAACCCTTTAGCCACATCCTGATAGGAAGGTGGAAATCCTTTGATCTTTACGTAGGTGTTGATGAAGTCCAACACTAACTTTTGCTTTGGGGTCATGCAATTCTCCGTACAGGAAGGCTTGGTCCTCCTTCTTTTTTTGCCAGCTTATCGGCATCATCAACAAACAATCTCATTCTGAGCACATGTCGTTCCACTGTCTTGACCAAATACTTGTAATCACCTGTGTGGAAATCAAGCTCAACATCTTCAGGGATTAACGCTTTTTGATCACTGGGTAAATGATGGAAATAATCTCCAGCGCTATTGAATTCAGAATAAAGCCTGTAAGCAGTGCCATCTGCTCGATATGCGTAATTTAAACGGTCTTCATACTGCTCAGCGCTCTGCCATGTCACACCGTACACCGGGTACTTTATCGTTTCAAATGTAGGCATGGATCGCCAAAACAAATCAGGCTTCCCAGCAGAAATCTTTTTAAGCTCCCTGTGTAAATGCTGAACAAGAATGCGCTCTGCTTCCGGGGCTGGCACATCTTCTACATGGTAGGACAGTGTGTAGTACTGCTTGGCATTATCTTCAATGTCACTGATCTTTTCTAGGGCAGCTCTTTTCTGGTCAGGGTTTAAACTAAGCTTAAGTGATGCGATCAAATCATTGTATAAACATCCCAGCTTCTCATCTACAAACTTGCCGCCAAACCCTACATTGCAATTAAACATTGCTTCCATTGACTTCCTGAACTCTTCAACCGTCGTGGGTAAACCTTCCGTATGACCAATGCTTACCGGCAACACAACAGCAGTGGAGCTTGCTGCCAATGCCTTGAGGAAATGTCTACGGTTCAAAATATATACCCCCGGTATGAACAAAACAGAAACGTTCGTGGGGGGTATTTTCCAATATAATGTTTAAACAGTCAATAGAAAATTCAGGACGGGGGTGGGTACGAACGTTCGTTTTCAGTTAGGTTAGGTGATTGGATGTGTGGAAATGAGTGTAAGCAATCCGTGTGGCTAGTGGCACAAAAGGGGTGGTGCGGGTACGGTGGGTCTAGCCTAGCACGATTCACACAGCCATACCGTTTAAACACCCAGCGACCAGCACCGATCACAGCATCCTGTTTAAACATCAATGCGTCTTTGACTTGTCCGGTAACTGATCGAGCAGTGCTAGGTGCTGGCTCAACTCATCCTTCAACTTACCTGTGTCGATCTCTGTCACCTTCTGCTCAACCTTGTCTGTGAACATACCTACTGCCTTACCGATCAACTCCAGTGCCTTCAACTTACTGCTCTCGGCTTTCATATTCTGCGCGTGATCGAGCAAGGCTGTCATTACCAACCTCCTTGTAGCCACTTCGTCATTTATAACGCTATCTGTTCGCTTCGCTATCCCTTGCTCTAGCAGACGCGCTACCTTCGGATTCTGTGCAAGCTTATAGGCTGAGTTGCTTATAACTGCTGGGTTGTCTGTTCTAACGTCATAGGCTTTTCTATATGCTTCTGATTGAGAGTGTCCCTCTACTATTAACCCAGCGAATAGTCTTTGTTTAGCAGTTAACTTACCCTGACCTTTTTGTCTTACCCCTGAGATATTTCCATTCTTGCTTTTATTCTCTTTGATGCTTTCAACTGATGCTCTCATGCGTTCGCTGATCTCTTCGGGGTTTGCATTCTTGATAGTGTTGAAAAGCTTTTCAGCACTTGCACCCTTCAAGTCATCCGTTTTCTTGTCCATTGTTTAAACATCCTCTTGTTTACCACCTGATCAATAAGCCCTTGCATAACCCTGAGTTATGCTTAGGTTGATACCGCTATGTTCTCTTTTTTGTGATTTTAAACTAACACTGTGGATACATACAGTCTTTTTCATTCGTTAACCCTGACTTCCAAAATGATGAATTGACAACCCGAGTTATCCACAAGTTATCCACAAGCTGATTAGGGTTTACCCGTATATAAAAAAAATAATGTCCTAATGCACTCGTTTAAACCTTCGAGATCGCGGCTTGTAGGGGTGTTTAAATGCGTTTTAGAGCGCTGTACGTCTATACAGTATATGGATATACAGTACGAACCCTGTGGATAACTTTTGTGCTGTGTCTTGCCCTGATAGCCAACGGATAAGCGGATGTTGTGTTTACACATATCACCTAGTAAGAATGGTTGATTGTCACTTGCAACGTTTAAATTATTCAGGTGTAATTCGTTCTAGCAGTACAGCAGTCGCAGGGGTTCTAGGTCACCTATCCAATAACCGCCCCACATGGTTCTAGGCTACCGAAGTCCTAGTAGTGCAGAGTCAGGGTTGCCACCTGACGAGAGCATCAAGCCACCTACTGAGTGAGTCTGTCGGGTT